TGAAGATAACTTTGACAGTCTATTTACTTGTTCAAAGGGTCGTCATCCAATTCTTCTTACGTCCTATTTGAGGAAAGAGATAAGTGTAGAGACCTTAATTATTTTTGAGAATTGCCTGGGATATATCAAACGATTCGACCAAGTATTAACAGACCCAGTTTGGAAACAAGTTAGAACTCAAGTAATAAAGTATGCTCCCTTTCTAAAGATTGATTGTAAGAAATATAAGACAATCATATTAAAAACGGTTAGAGAAAAGGTATGAGCTTTTTTAATTCAGAAATCGTACAGGAACAATTGCAATCAATTTACGATACTTACGTAGATCTTCAAAAAACTGCCGAGGCGCTTGGACAAATGCCAAAAGAAAAAGCAGTTAGACACATCGAAAAAACTAAAAATTTAATAGAGAAGCAGAAGATCTTTTATACAAGACTACAATTGTCTGCATCCGAGGATGAAGATGCTGCTGATATGAAGCATCGAATTGATTTGATCACCAATATGTTTGGGTATAACACCCTGTCGGAGTCCCTGGATTCCATGACGGTCTACCTGGATAACGTGCTCAGGTCCCTTGACACGGCAGCCTAAATAGGGTATGATATGATGGTTCGGGTGAGGGGGTAACGCCCCACCAATCCAAACAAATACAAACTAATACGGAGAAATACTAATGTCTTTTGCATCCCTCAAGAAACAATCCAATTCTGTTTTTGAGAAACTGACTAAAGAGGTCGAAAAGATCTCTAATCCTGAATCTGGTTCTAGTGGTGATGAGCGCCTCTGGAAACCCGAGATGGATAAGTCGGGTAATGGTTATGCAGTTATTCGATTCCTGCCTGCTCCTGAAGGAGAAGATCTGCCCTGGGCAAAGGTGTGGAGTCATGCGTTCCAAGGTCCTGGTGGATGGTATATTGAGAACAGTCTGACGACTCTCAATAAGAAGGATCCTGTTGGCGAAATGAATCGTCAACTTTGGAACAGTGGTAGTGATAGTGATAAAGAAATTGCACGTAAACAAAAGCGTAAACTGAGCTATTATGCTAACATCTATGTTGTGGAAGATCCAGCACATCCAGAGAATGAAGGACGAGTCTTCCTCTATAAGTTCGGCAAGAAAATCTTTGATAAGGTTATGGCAGCAATGCAACCAGAATTCAAAGATGAAACCCCCATCAACCCCTTCGACTTCTGGCAAGGAGCAGACTTCAAAGTAAAGATTCGCAAGGTCGATGGATACTGGAACTATGATAAGTCTGAGTTCTCTCGTCCTGGTACTCTTGGCAACATGAGTGATGATGAACTGGAAGCAGTATGGAAGAAGCAGTATTCTCTCACTGAGTTTACTGATGAGAAAAACTTCAAGACCTTTGAAGAACTCGAAGCACGTCTGAATACTGTTCTGAATACCCGTGCTCCTTCTCGCCGTGTTGATCAAGAGACTGAAGAGGATGAGATCGTTTCCCGTCCTGCTGCAGCACCTTCAAGCTGGAATGAAGAGGTTAGTTCTTTCCGTTCTTCAATGAGTTCTACACCTGCTCCTGCATCTGCCCCTTCACTTCCAACCTTCAATGAAGATGAAGATGATGATCTGAGTTACTTTGCTCGTCTCGCTGAAGAAGACTGATTTCAAAATCACCTATTAAAAAGCAATGGGGCGCTTCAAAAACGCCCCATTTTTTATGTCAAAAGAATTGTTAAGAAATGTTAAAGAAGATTGCCTGAACGGAAATACTGGAAACTATAATAATCTTCATCACCAGAGTTTTTAGTTGACCCACCTAAACCTTCTGTATCGATACTTGGTTCATATGATAGAAGTCTAGTCAATTCATTTGTTATTGCAAATATTCTATCTGGATATGGAAGATACAATTCTCTCTTCTCTTCATTTAAACGTAATTCATATTCGTAGTGAGTAATTCTTTCTACTAGTTGATCTCCACTGACAATAGTGTTACCTAATCTTTTGGTAAAATCTCTGTCTACAACCATCCCTGCAGGAACTACAATATTTCCCTGCAAATCTTTAATTTCTTTTGTTTCATAATGATGAGTTTCTAGTTCTCCTTGAGATCCATATTTTTCACGAATCATAATTTCAAATTCTCTTCTAGAAAGAGGCCATTGAGTATATACATTGGTAATATCATTAAGTAATAGTATTACCCATTCGTACTCTGCAGTTTTATAAAAATTATAAGAAACATTATAAGGTTTCTCATCACCAGGGATAGTATACTTTTCAAAGTAAGTTAAGTTACGAAGAGTTTCTGCACGAATCTTTACTCTTCTAAAAAGATTTTTTACTTCAACGTAGTTTTTTAGTGAGGTATTTGCCTCTGGTATTCCTACTTTAATATTTGGTAAATATGAAAAATAGTTTGCCATTTTAGTAACCTTGTGGGATATCGTCTGCAGTAACGAGAGAAATTTCTTTAAGACTGAGGCTTACATCAAGAGCGGGAACATATTCATCATTAGTATTTACATATGCTCCATCGGGAGTATAATTTACTTGTAATCCATCGATAATGCAATCCTTCATTTGAAATAGACCTTTCACTGATGTTGCCTTATCGAAAGAACCTAAATTTCCATTTGAGTTTGAAATTCTGATGAATTGAACTCTAGTTCTATATGGAACGTTTAAGTATCTATTTTTGATGTTTGAAAACTCTGGTGTCAGTTTTTTTATCTGCTACGTTTCCAGATTGAGTTGATTTTGCCTCTTGTGCCTGTTCAATTTTTTTAGTTACATCTCCAATATCGCTATTGTAGGATGGTAACATGACCATTTTAAATATTTTTAAAATACTATCAATATCTTCTGCTTCTTTTTTATTTCTAGCAATTAACTTCCATTGAAAATTATGCGCTCTAAAATAAATACCATTGAAAATTTGTTCTTCATATGGATTGAAAATTCTTCCTTGACTAACTGCTGCTAGATCACTAGCAGAAATTTGTCCATCAACACCAATAAAAGAACTAATTGAATTAGCCGCAGTTGCAACTGCTTTGAAACCTGCTTCTGGAGTTGCACCCGCAGCTGCGTTTTGAAGTGTTCTTGCAACTTCTTCTGATCCACCAGATCCACCTAACATTTGAGCAGCTGCCAAACCACCAACTCCAAATTTCGTATTGTTATATCCAGCAGTATAACTAGTTGCTATATTTGATGGCATGTAAAGGCAAACTGTAGGACCTTTATCTACTTTTGCTTTTCCTGCATCAGCACCTTTATTTTCTTCTTTGAATGATTCTAAAATTGCCCTACCTTCATATCTGGGTCTATAAGTTTCAAAACGAATATAATCTATCCATGGAGTAATACCCTCTCCACCAGGATTCCAACTTGCACCCAATCCATCTAGACCAGCATCAGCAGCAGTTCCAATTGGAGGAATTGCTGGATAAACAACTGGTCTATCAAAAGTGCCTAATTTAGATGCTGCTGT